ATAATTGCAAGGAACCCGATGGTGCTTTGACTGTGGTTTGTTTTCTAAAACTGTATTGAGAGTCAATGTCTTTTAAAAGTTCGTATGCTTTTGGTGATGCGCTTACTGCTTTAAGTAATTTGAATGCTCTGTGTCCTTTATAACCACAAACCCAACATTGGAATTTTTGTGTTGATAAGTTTAGGGTTAATTTTTTCTTATGGTGGTTGCAAGAAGGACAAGTAAATACAGCTTCTTCGCCTCCACGAGCTGACTTACTTTTACCTAAAACTGATTCTAATAATTGTTTTAACAGATCCTCTTTCATTTAAAATCTTTATCAAAAAACTTACCTAATATATTATCATTAAGATATTTATTAGTTTCTAATACCTCTAATACAAATTGCCACTTGCATTCTAAGTATGTAAGTTCTTTTTTATTAAAAGCCAATTGTAGTATTTTTCTTTCTAAGTCTTCTTTATTTGATTCTTTAATAAATGAATGTGAACCATAGTAGGTTTTCCAATCACTTTCTTTTTGTACTCTGATGTGTGTTGGGGTTCTTCCCTTTTTACCAGCGTATTCTAAAAGTTCTTTTTTAGTAAGTTTTTTCTTACGATTGTACATTAGTGATTTTTTACCAATGTATTTTTTTCCGGTTGGAATATGAGTTGTTTGATAAATAAATCCGAACACTCCTTCAGGAAGGTCAGAAATTTCGTTTATTTGTTTGTCTAAGAAATACCACATAACCCTTAATGTACAAAAAATATTTTAGGTATCCCAACGAACTATGAAAGTCATATCAGTTTTGTCTGATTTTCTTATTGGTTGTCCTAATTTACCCACAACTAATAATTCATTATCTTCATTATATAAACCAATTGTAGTAACGTAAGGTTGAAAATGTGAACTGGTTGTAAAAGGAGATATTTTATAAGGGTTTGAATCTGTTTGGTCTAGAGCGGTTGAATTTGTTGAGGTATTGAATTCATGTTCTTGAACTGTACATTGGAATTCATTTTCATATATTAAGTGGGTACCTTGGAATTGGATATCATTAATAATACCACCACCCGCTGATCCAGATAATATACTATGGTATTTAGGGTGTGTTATGGTAACTAACCCACTTTCATAAAATATATTTCCTATGTAAGGTGAAGCATTTACACTTTCAGATATATTAGCTATTTGGGTTTCATTCCAGGATCTAGTCCATATATTTATATTACTAATATCTCCATTAAAATATTTTATGGTATTACTAGTTCCATCTATTGTTGTAGGAATTCCTTTAGACCCTATATATAAATTGGCTTTATTTCGAGTAGAACTTTTTAAATTAGAAGTACTAGAAGCTATTTTAGTCCCATCAAACCATAATTCCATTACAGAAGAGGATAATTGACATTCTATATGGGAAGTTCTCATATGATTATCACTAGATGTTATAATACCACTTATAGTATCTGTTTGATTACCATCTGATCTTGAAAAATACAAAGATTGACTTTGCATATAAATTTCATACGGAAATTGAGGGCTTGGGGTTTCTATATCTACTGATGTAGAACCACTAGATACTATAGTTTCTGTTCCGCTTTTTGCTATTATATATCGTTTTTCTGTAGATGATGCGTTAGGTGGGGAGGGTTTTATATAAAAAGATATAGAAAAATCTTGATTTGTATTAAAATTAAATTTTTCTTGGTGAGGAACTTTTATAAAAGAATTAATAGCACTATTTAAATTGATTGCGGGGAATTTATGTTCAGTTGAACCTAATTCACTTTTTTTAAAAGTTACATTATTATAGTAAATTTCATTTAAAAAATAACTATCATCAATATCTTGGGGGTAATATTCTCTAGGAAATTTATTTGTAGTAGTATATGATGAGGAGGCATCAGTATTACTAAGACCTCTTCTATAGAATTTTTTAGTAATAATAGGATGACCATCTATGTAATCTCCTCCTATAACTTCTACATAATCTGTATCGTGGACGGTTAAATCGTATTTTTTGAAACCTTGGATGGGGTCTAACCTAAAAACATTTTCTTGAACATCATTAGGGTAAGTAGTTACATCAGTGTTCTCTATTATTAAATTACCTTTAGAGTCATCTACTAATTGGTATGCGCTTGAACTTAAATAAAAAGAAGATTTTTTTATTTGGTAACCATATAATCCCGAGGGAATAGATAATATATTATTTTTTTCATATAAATCCCTTCTATTATCTAAAAAGTCAATAAGATCTTTTTTAGTACCTATTTGTTGGGTATAATTTCTATAAAATAGATGGTCTGCTTGGTTATATTTTATAATATTTTTAGAATCACCCCCATAGGCTGAACTTGCAGAACTATATAAAGAAATAGACTCTGAGGTATAGCTAGTATTATAATGAGCTAATTGATTAGATGCAGCAGAAGCGGATGTAAAAATATAATGTTTATGAGCATTAAAGGGGACTATTGCAAAATCTTGTGCAGAGAATTTTTTGTAAGTATATGATAAACCCATTTAAATGACATTTTAGTAGTCTAATTTTACCCTAATAAGAGCTTCTTTTGTAAAATCTTTAGTAACTGGTTGGCTTAATTTAGCAACACCCATTAATTCAAAAGCATCATTATATAAACCAACTGTTGTTATAAATACTTTTGGGTTTAATTTCATAGATTCAAATCTAATATTATTTGAACTATCTACAAAAGATTCATTATTAGTATAATTAAATTGATTATTTCTTGCTCTTACAAAATAAAATTGTGAATTTATTTCTTCTGTAGTGTCAACTATAAAATGTCCTGATTCCGAGATTCCATTAAGTAATCTTTGGTGATTTTTACCTGCTGTATTTGAAGTTACAGTGGGAGCTAAAGTTGATCCACTAAAGGCACCTGCATTTAAAATTATTAATCCAGCTTGTGGGTAAAAATTACCGTAGTTAGTAGCTTCACCCCCAACTGTTAATTGGTTAGTTACTGAGCCACTTAATACACCATTAGACCCTGATACTATTCTAAATACAGGCCCTAAATTTGAATCTGCAAATTGACCATTTGTAACACTATCATCTGTAAGGTGGATTGTTTGTTGAGCAGTTACTCCTACTGAGGTACCCGAAATATGGAGATTTAAAGAACCTAAAGTAAGTCTTTGCTTATATCTTGATCTATCAATATTAATTACAAAAATATCATCTGGAGTGTGATTACCAAATTTAAAGTTAGTAGTATCATTATTATAATGTAATTGTCGATATTGGTTATAAATTACTTTAGAGGCACCTATCCCAAACGAACCTGTATCGTTAGTAAAATCAAGTGAACCTGATCCATTTTTATGACCATATGCTATTGCGTATTGAACTTCAGCTGAAGTTGAAGAAGTAGCTTCATTATATACTTCAATAAAAAATTGTCCTGAACTAGTAGCTGTAGAAAAATTTGCTTGGGCTGAAGCTGTGTGGACTACTTGTAAATTATTAGTATTATTAGTCCATGTTGAGGTTACTAGTTCTTGAGCTTGTCTAGTAACTATATCATTATCTCCAAATCTTGTATACATTATATTTTATTTTTAATTTGTTTTATTAATAGTAAGAGAGATTGTTTTTATAGCTCCTGAAGTTACACCCTCTACAATTATACTTGTTGTTCTTGAGGTAACAGTTGAGCTAAATAAAGCATTGGCTACAGTAGGTAATACTGATAGTGCTCCTCCTCTTACTGAAAGTGATTGTTCTATAGTACTAAATTCAGCTATATCTGATGCACTTGCTGTAGCGGTACCACCTGTACCTACAAAATCATCTACTAATCTACTATCTAATACAGTAAATATATATTCTTCTGAAGCTGCTACGTTAGTACCCGTAAGGTTGAAAGTTGATGGGGTTACTTGGAAGCTTTGTCCTTGATTAACACTAATTGTAGCATTTGTTACTTGAATATATGGTATAGCGTTAGCTCCTCTAGTTAAAGTAATTAACTTTGAGTTCATCATGTTAGCTCCATTAGGAATAGCTTCAATTAAGGGCATGTTTTCAATTGCTTCTGCTGAGTACTGAGTACCATTTGGGTGATTTTCATTAAATAATGAATAATCAATTTCATCATCACCCAAAGCGAATTGTGTTATTTTAAAAGAACCATCATTTCTTGACAGTAATTCACGACCTCTTTTTGTTAGTATCGCATCTACAGTTATTGAACTATTATCTAAGTATCCCATTGTTGTTGTATTTTGTTATAAATATATGTTTTTTTAAAAAAGTGCAAATTATTCTAAATTTCCTGGTGGTGTACTATTATTTGAATTTTGTAAGGTTGAATTTGGGTTGTTTATTATACCTGCTTGAGTCAAATAATATTCAATATTAAATGCTATTTGTGAGTCTGAATCTTGGGGGATTATGACTAATCCTTTTTCTCCTATTCCATCAAATAATTCTGCCTCTTTATCTAAATCTAAAATTAAGGTATGGTCTTTATCTAAAAATGATACTTCATAATTAAAGGATCCTGAGTAGAAATTATTGGATGCCATGCTTGAGGATAATGAATTACCATATTGAGTCGAACTAGCGGATTGGGCACCTTCATATCCTATAACCCCTAAAGCTCCTCCTTGTACAATACAATTAATTTCAAACCTATCTGAAGTTACACCGGGATATAATAAATCACCAGAAATATCATTTGTATCATAAGTAGGATTACATCCATTTATACCACTTGAAGCTGTTGATTGTATATGGCTATTAACTATTGCATCTTCAAATTTATTTAATTTAGATAAAAACCTATCATCATTTCTACCCTTAAAAACAAATTCATGGTTTGTAGGGAGTCCTGCATTACATGAACCCCCCTGTTCTATCATTAAATTTCCTATATTTTGGTCTATTTCAAATGTACTAATACTTCTTTCATCATAAAAACCAGGAGCAAAATCTTTAGTACCTTCAAAAAAAGTTACATGTAACTCAGTTTTTTCTTGCTGTGTTAAAGTATTATCAGCTATATTATTTGTAAGAAAATTTAGGGTATTTAACCCTAAAAATTTACTAGCTGATCCTAATGAAGATCCTCCTAGTAAAATAGCATCATCTGCTGAATCCCCATTTTGGTGTTTAATTAATCCAAAACTACCTGAATAATATTGGGAAGTAAATTTATTTTCTATAATAGAAGAAGATATAAATAATGGACCTATTCTGGATTGTTTAAGTGAGTTATGACCGCTAGTTCCTTCAGAATCACCACTAAACATTTCTATCAAACCATACCTAAATCTTAAATCATTTGGTTGGGTTATAGTAGCATCAATAGCATTTAGGGATCCAGTTATTACAAAATTATCTCTAAAAGAACTTGATTGATATAAATACATTGAGTTATTTTCAGTAAGTGTATCGGTTTGGCTAGAACCTGAAAATTCTCCTGCATAATTAAAATCAAAAGATTTTAGAAGATAACCTTTATTCATTTTAACCCTATGATGTCCTTTTAAATTTGTTTGAATTGATTCATCTATAACTTTTACAAAAGCTTTTTTACCTGTAGGGAAGTCATTTGTTATAAATCTATGGAATTCATTAAAGGGTTCTGTAGTTTTATCTAATATTTGAATTGTATTATCTTGGGGATTAACTATTAAAATTTTATTAATTCCAACATAAGAATGATTTTTTATTGTAGCAAATTGTTCATCTTCTGTACCTCCTATAACTGTGTTAGCTATATAAATAGCAGTTGATTGGTTAGTAAGAACAGGTAATGTTTGGTAACTTTCATCTCCTGCAGTAAATTTATTTATTTGGGCTGCTGTAAGTTTTGATCCTTCGTATCTTGAATTTTTCCATGCTTTTTGATCTACTAAGGCATCATCAAATTCTGCTGTTAGTTGTCTTCCACTAAAACTATGTGAAACTGATCCTAAGGGTCCGGGGGATATATAATTTTCGTTGTAAGGCATGTTTAACTATTTAAATGAAACTCAGTATATTTATAATACTTATTAGATTTTCTTCCTGATGGTACATTTCCTAATAAAACAGACGATTCGTGTGCTATGTAATTTGAAGGTTTAGTACCAGTGTAAGGTTTAATGGGTGCTTGGGATGATTGGTTATTTTCTCTATTAGGGTCTTTTCCAAAAGGATCTAAATGATCATCATAAATATGAATTGTACCATTAGTACCTTTATCTAATCTTTTACCTTTGCTCGAAGTAGTAAAAGATAAATTATCTACACTAACTACACTAGAATCATTTAAAGAATAAATAGAGCCACTATAATAATTTAAATTAATAGAGGTTTCAATATTTTGATGTGTACCAGGTATAGTTGTTTGGGCATCAGATCTTACAGGTAGTGTTCTTTGGAATTTAGTTCTTTCTAAATGGTGGGGTTCTACTACTAATCCTGTTTTTAGATTGGTTCTAAAAGGTACAAATTGTTCTATTATTTTAAATAATGTGTGATCTATATATTGGATTTGTTTTATATAGTCTAGGTAATTGTATCTTCTTTTAACTCTTTTAAAGTATGTATCTTTTATAGATTTTAAGTCTCCATAATTTGAAGATGTTTGGGCTGAAGGTAAGGGAGAACCTATATAATCATCTAATCTAAATGAACCTAGTTGATAAATTATATCTTCATTTATTTCATTAGTGGGTGAAAAGAATATTCCTAAATCTTCAAAATCTTGTGGTTGCCTATCTAATGTAGAAGTTTCGAATATCTTGAAGGATGATAATATATTTTCATTAACAGTTCCTGTATCTATTCTAACTTT